AACCCGTAAAAACTGAAGACATCCGCAGCCAAAGACCAGCTCATCGTCCACTTAACTCTGTTCTAAGAAACAAGAGAATGGAAGATGAAAAAATAACATTGCTCGACCATCATCTTGTTCCGATGGAAAGACTTGTTAAAAAACTTTTAGCTTGAACGTCCGGACGTTGCTTTCCAGTGACCGATTCCGCCGTTGTCGAACAGGTACCGAGCGACCTTCAAGTTGCACTTATGGTCAAGTAGCGCGTCAATATTTTTGACACCACATACGTTCCTTGTAACCGTCCGCCATGAAGAGTTGATTTGCAGTAATCCGTAATCTCGCGTACCGTTAGAGTTTTTCTTAGAAATTACTTTTTCTTGGCAACGGCTTTCACGCCACATTATGTATGAGAACTTCTTCACTGGAACAAGTCCTTGTGCTTTCAGTTTGCTTTCCCACTGAGGACAGCTTTTAACTTCAGCTTCAGGACGAAGACTTTGAGATGAAACCTTGCCCGAAGGGGCCTTGTATCCTGGCCGAGTTTTCTTCCACTCAGCCACACCTGCCTCTGTGTACCGGTCTCGTAATGGTTTACGTGTTTCCCAATTGGCACAACCCCTACCCCAGTTCTTCATGCTTCTCCAACCAACTGCTGGTCGAAAGAAGGGCTTGTTGTTTTCTTTATCGTCAAGAGTTCTAAATATGTTTTTAGTTTGAAAACCAAAGAAGGCAGCACGGTTGGCGATAATTATCTGTTCGTGCTTTGTGGCTTTAGGTGGCCGAGAAGCGAACTGTTTCCCCCCGTAATTAATCCAGACTGATTGTGCCATTCCTAGTCCACCAGCAAAGTAGCCACCGTTATTCCAGTTGTGGTTTGTTTCGCACCATGAAACGGCTTCCCAAAATCTAATTGAGCCGCCCTTTTTTGACTTGAGTTGCGTGACCAACTCTGGAGGCATTCCGGTGTACGCCGTTACTTTTACTTTCGGAGTATCGCCCTCCTGTACGACAGTGGAAGACGAAGGTGTGTTTGTAGTCGGAGGTGAATCCGTAGCCTCGGCTTTCTTGAGCGGTCCAATTAAGGAAACGATAGATAGAGATATAGCCAAAAGGCGTACGGGGTGCTTCAAGGGTTACTCCTGTGTTAGGCGGATACGGTGAACTCTGTTAGTAGTAAGTTCATTATCGGTAGTAGTTAATTCTACCATCCATTCACTCTACCCTCCAAACACCCAGTCCGCAAGCCCCACCCTGCGGGTAACTCCATTGAATAGAAAAGTGATGAACCAACGCGATTTTTTTTCTGAGACCCTCTTTTTGGATAAATTTATCCTAATGCGGTCCAGGACCTCAAAATTTGTGGGGGTGCCCTATATTTGGGCTGGGGGAAAATCCGTGCGCCCCTTTTCTAGCATTACGGCCTTCCACGTACTAGACGCGGCTTCAGGGGCTCAGAATTGCTTACAGGAGGCTTTCAGAGGCCCTGAGCGTTACCGGTCAAGGCAAAGACGATTAAGAGAACCACAATGCAAAGAACAACAAAGTAGTCACTCAAAAAAATAACCATCTTTGTAGCAAGAATAGTGCCAATAACGGCCTCTTGTGTCTTTGGACATATATTCAGAGGGTCCGAGGCGATTGCAGCCTGTGCACTTCTTGTCGTCAGACCAGAGTCCCACCAACACGAAAAATCCACCCAACCCCAATAAAACAATAAAAAAAACAGAAAGAACATCGGTATTCATGGTTTATTTAGCTCTCCTGAATGCTTTTCAGCACTTTGGCGTTCATTTCGTCCCATAAACCCTGGACATGCACATGGATTAGAGGGGAGACTTCGCTCATGTGGAAAGGGTCCATTTTCGTGGCACGAATCTCAGAGGCAATACTTGGCCGGAATTCCCACAAACAGTTGAAAAACGTCTGCCCATAACGAATCGTGGGGTCGTTCTTGGAGAGCTCGTCATGCTCTTGTTTCACAAAGATAAGGAACTCGTCGTAGTTGTAGATAGTGCTCATGGGACAAGGCTACACAGACAGGCTGCCACATGCAAGCGGTTTGGATAAATTTAAGTAAAAAAAGATGAAGCATAAATTTTGATTTTCAGGTGGCCCCCGGTATTCGGACCTCGGTTGAAAGCTCGCGGGGCTATACCCCCACCCCCCTACTCCCCTGTGTATGGCATACACAACAGAACACACACTGCCTGTTCATACACAGAAGCGCGCCCCATAGGCACGCTATTACACACGCCACCACACGCACACACACAGAAGCGTGACACATAGTCACACTTCTATCACCATCAGTAGAGTTGTGACATCACATCATTCATTGACATACACACATCGCATTGACACATCGTCATCACATCATCATCATTGTTGTTCATCATTCATTGACGCATCGTCATCGCATCGCACGATGTCATCACATCACATCGCATTGACTATCGCACATCGTCATCGCATTACGCATCGTCATCGCATTGACACATCATCATTCGTTCATCGTCATCGCATCATCGTTACATCATCGCATCGCATTGCGTATCGCATTACATCATCGCATTTATTATTGTTCGTCATCATTGTGTATTGCGTATCGCATCGTGTATCGCATCGCATCATCACGCATTGACTATCGCATTGCCTATGCCTATGCCTATCGCATCATCATCATTGTCATTACGCATTGTGTATCGCATCATCATCGTTGGTCATTGACCATCGTCATCACTACCCCTACCCCCTATGTCCTATGCCCTACCCCCTATGCCCATCACCCCTTGACCATTCGTCATCGTCATCATCGTCATCATTTGTTGTGTTGTTTTTTCGCAGGTGCCACGGGTAGTACACGGGTACTAGTACATACCCCTACACATACATACCCATACCCATACCTACCTCATCATCTACCTACCCCTACCCCTCTACTCATCACCCCTTCACCTCATGCCTTCACCCCTTACCCCCTTGACCATCACCCCTCATCATCATCATCACCCCCTCACCCCTTGACCCTTTCACCTCACCTCTACCCCCTCACCTTTTTCGCAAGTGCCATGGGTGTCTCACGGGTAGTAGTACACATACCCCATCATCATCACCTACCTAGTGCGTATCCGATTGGATACCTATCATCATTCATCATCACCTCTCATCACCTCTACCCCTCTACCTCTACCTCTCTCTACTCTCCATCATTGCTACCCCTTACCCCTACCCCCTCTACTCATCATCATCTCTACCTCTTACCTCTTGCCCTCCCCTCTACCTATCATCACTACCTACCTACCTACCTACCTACCTACCTACCTAGTCATCATTACCTCATCATCTCTTACCCCTCTCATCACTCATACCTCTCACTCATTCATCATTCATCATCTACCCCTCACCTCATCACCCCCTATCTATTACCCATCTCACTACCCCTCGTATTTAGAAACATCATCACCCTTGCCCCTCACCCCCTTTACTGTGTACCACCCCTCGTGTACTGTCCTTCACATGAACACCATCACCTCATCACCAATAGACCATCTACTCACCTCACCCATCATTGACCTAGCATCAGAGGGGACAGTCACCTACATCAATGCCATAGGTAACATCGTGGAGGTGTGGTTATCAGTAACGACATCAGATGATACGCATCGCATCATTAGGCGTATCCCTTGCTCATCACCTCAGCAGGCATCTAGCATCGCTCGCCTATCTAAGGCTGTATGGTACAAGGCATGAACACATACCGAATCACCGTTACAGTAGGTCAGCGCAGTGACCTTGACATACCATCATCAGTAGATGAGGCACTATCCCTAGTGCGCAACCTTCTCAGTCAAGGAGACATGCTCGAAGTGTTATCAGTAGAGCCCCAAGACAAACAGACCAAAGAAATCAAGTGGGGATAGCCACCCCTCTCGTTAGTGGAGTGATACTCTGCGCAGATGGCAGGCATCTATTTCCCTTCACATAGTGTCCATCAGGCTATTCGTGTGTCACGTATCGTCGATGACTACCTAACAGACGATGAGAACCTCGAACAGATGCTCGTTGCCTCTCTGTTCATGTCAAAAGTATTTCAGGGATTGCGTGAAGCGAAGGTGAACACGCAGAGTGCCACGGGTAGTGAGGTGAACCTCTACTCCCTCATGGTAGAGGCAGAGACAGAGGCAGGTTGCTATCGTTCACCTGCCAGCATGGAAATGCTCAACAGGTGGCATAGGTACAAGGTCGAGAGAGAACAGACACGACGCAGACGGTACTGCTATGCCATCTTTTACCGAATGACATCAGGAAACATTATTTCTTGATTTTCTCGATGGTCACGCAAAGTGCCACGGGTACCCTACGGGAGTCTGTACTCATGGTGGTACCATTCTCTACATGAACCAACCCTACACACCTAACAAATACGCAACCTGCTCAGCATGTGCTCAACAGGTCATCTGTACTCAACAAGATAGTTACCCCGATGACGGCTGGGTCTTACCCTTCGACACCTTTGGTTACTATGGTGGCTTCGATGACAACCTTGATGTTCTCTCAGGCAGGGTTCGTTCTCGTGAATGGATTATGTGTCATGACTGCGTTGCTAAGTTTCTTACTACATTCCCTCTGCTCGCTCAGACGGTTGGTCAGAACTGTCATTCGAACAGCGACATTATTCCTTGCTGTACACACGCTTGGCAGAGCACTGAACTGTTTGGACAAAACATTTATGGCGTTCACTCTCGTACAGCATGGCCTGATGGCGTGTGGCACGATGACCCCCCACATAACCCCTATGATAGGGCTTTCCTAATCACCGAAAAACCAAAGGAAACAGAACAGTCATGACACTCAATCTCGACAGAACAGTAGCCGACTGGCTTGTATGTGAATGTGGTAACGAACCTGACATAGACGGTTTCTACGCATGTCTACTATCAGGCGAAATGGTAGAACCCGTTGCTAACGGTTTGTGGGATAGCCGTTCGTATCTCTGCTGTCGCTGTGGTTGTATCTACGACATCACAACACTTGACCAAATTGGAGAGGCCACCACTGAGGTGATGCGTGCCAACTACCTGCGTGGCGATACTGACACAGAGTAGATAACCGTCACAGTCGTCATTTCCTTCTAGATGGCCGAGACCGTGCTTGTAAAATGTGAAGCATGAGAAACTATGTTGGCTGGTCGATTGGAATAGTAAACCTTGCCGTGACCCTCTATCTACACAAGATAACCAACAAAACCCGGGGCTCCCACCACAGCCACTGTCCCCAATGTCGGGGGAGTGAGAGATAATCCTTGATAGTTTGTACTGTGAGTGGTACAGTTCGTGTGTCACCACCAACTGATAGGAAACCATCATGACAAACATCATCAACCACCTAGACCAAATAGAAGCACGGACTACTAACTGGCTTTCAGAAAACTATCCGACACTGATTTACAAACTTCTCGCAGGAACGCCATGGGTGTTCACCGTGCTTGGTCTGTATCTCGCATCGCTCTCGTATCAGAGCCACACTGCTTACGACCTTTTCGCTGGTTTGTTTCTGACCGTCACGGGCACTGTGACGGGAACACTGCTTGGCGTTTGGGCATACGGAGAAATCAAGGGCATGCGTCACGACGCACGACGGGCGCACCCTTCGTATCCTTACGGGAAACACGCACGGACTAAGTAAACACATTCGGTACACGACGTAAGCGTCGTGTCGGCACTTACCTATGAGAGTAGATAAGTATCGGCACGGCGCTTTTGCGTTCCTATCGGTCTACCTTGATAACGCGTGGGCGTTGTGTCACTTCGTCTGTGATGTTTCCACCACGGCGATGAGCCTGTATCCATTTTGCACGGTGCATCTTTCGTGATGGATACCACTGATTACGCCAGTGACCACGGACTAGGTGAGCGAGAGTTACTTTCACTCCTGTTCCCGTTCCGTCTGTTTCGTCATAGAGGGCGCGACGCAATGAAAGTGTTGTGACACTTTTTGTATCACCCTTACGACCACCACGGGTAGCGCGTCTTCCGAAAGCGCGAGGGAGAACGGTTGTGTCTTTGTCTACATACTCCTCCATCAAGCGAAAGAGAGCAACAAGAAAACGACGCACTTCCCTGCTTCGTTCCCATGAAGACTCGTTTAGTTCTGTTTCTGAGGAGTTATCTACTCCACTTGCTTCGCGTTCTATTTCCATTCCGTCTTCGCCATAGAAAAACACATACATGTCCATTAGTCGTAACGGAGCAATGTGTAGTTGTGGCACTTCTATCGTTAGTCCATTGACAGTAGTTGATACAAGAGTCCCAAAGACGCGCACCTGAATAGCATCGGCGTTCTCTGAGTTCTTAGAAATGTTTTGAGCCAAAGCGTATTCGTTACTGTCCTTGCCGAACCGTCTCTCTATTTCCAAAAGTGCTACGGGTGTTACGGCGTTCGCGTCAGCCCATGCAAACGCTTGCACTTCCCAATTCTCCGTGCCCACATAGTTTCCATCTTCGTCGGGTTCATTGTCATTGCGTGTTCCACTTACTATTGCGCCATACTTTTTTGCGAGCGTTAGCACTTCGTCAAAATCTTCGGCTCTTATGAGTGACCGTACGCTTTTGTGTAGTGGTGTTTCCATCACGATAAATCCACACGGGGTAAAAATGTCCGTCTCAAATAAAACTTCATCGGGCATTGTTGCTTCTGCCGTCTTGACCAACTCACGCAGGTCGTCAGTGAGAAACACAGTGTCACCGAGCGCGATGATTGTGTCATCTAGTGCGCGATGCACTTCGTGATGGACTGCGCCTCTTTCTGCTTCGCTCTCCAATGCGTCACGGGTCAAAATCGGCGTATCGCTGTCTGCCCACATGGCGCGAAAGTATCCGAGATGCAAGAGCCTGTCCATCGTTGGGTGACTTTCTCGGTATTGCAGGTAATCGGTGTGCAGGCTATGGGCTAGTGATGCTGTGGGTACTTGTCTCATGCACACAATGTACCATCGCTGGTTCAGACTTGCAAAAGTTATCTACTCTCTGTGTGTTTGTTGTTTTTGGTAATCCGAGTTATCTCTCACCCCCCCCGTTTCGCTCCCGATGTCAGCAGGTTTGAGCGAAAGCCCCGGCTTTGCTGGCTAACGCCCTCGCTTCGCGAGGTTGTTCTCGCCCTGACGACGCAGGGTCGGGGTTGGGGGGTTATCTACTCCGAGTGCCGTCTTTTTTTTGGGGGGGGTGGTCAGTCGCCCGAGTAGTTGTTGCTTTCGTAGGTCTCGCCCCATTCGCCACATCTGTCGCACTTGTGGAAGTTGGTAATGGCGTAAGTGCCGAGCACTGTGTTTAGGTTGTGGGTGATTGCACCGACCGTTGTCCATTCGTGTGCTCCACGAACATTACGCACGATGCGATTGATTTCGGCGTGTTCGTGGTAGAGGCGATTGACCCAGACGATTTGCTTGTCGGAAAGTGTTCCCTTGTCCTTGAACTGCTGAGCGAGGCTACGGGCGAACTCGTATTTGCCTGTGTTCACCGTGGCGAGGCGATTGCACTTTTGCTCCAGCGTTGCATCGTGGATGCTTTCCCATTCTTCAGGCAGGTCAGCCGAGGCGCACTGCGTGTTGCGCTTTGTGTAGGAGCGTGCTCGGCACGCCTCCAAACTTTGGTCGGCAGGGATTTCGCCTGTGTGCTCGTTCATAATGGTTCTCATTGGGTTCCCCTTTCAGTTGGAATACCCAAATCGTACCAGCAGGGGTACAGACTTGCGAAGAGTTATCTACTCTGCTAGTACGCCACTTCACTCAAACCAGCAGACTTATCTCTCACCACCCCCACGCGCGAGCAACGCCCCCAAGGGGGGAGCCCCGCTAATAACTGTTGCACTGGAACTGGGTATCTTTCAGATAGATTTATCTATAAGAAAACAGAGACGGAGACGGCTATGGCTCATCAGATAGAAATCAACAAAGACGGCACGGCACGCATGGCGTACGCAGACCGACAGATTCCATGGCACAAGCTTGGGCAGCCTATGAAAGGCCTACAAACGGCTGAGGCAATGCTCGCAGCAGCACAGGCAGATTTCGACGTAGTAACGACACGGGTAGCCGTATGTGACGATGAAGGCGAGCCGATTCGCCAACCAGACGGAACTACAATCCTCGTTCCAGATAGCAGAGCAACGGTACGGGTGAATACGGACGGGTCGTTTAATGGACTAGCAACAGTGGGTACTCGCTATGTAGTTCAGCAAAATCGGGAATGCCTCAATTACGCCCTCGACATAGTTGGAGCTTCGGACGGGGACGCCGTTGTGGATACCTGTGGGGTGCTGAGAGATGGCTGTGAATTCTTTGCGTCTATTGACATGGGTGCGCTGATAATCGACCCAGCAGGAATCAATGACTCGATTGAGCGTTATCTACTCGTACACAATGGACATGACGGCAAAACGGCGATTACCTTTGCGAACACGAGTATTCGTGCCGTATGTAAAAACACAGTTATTGCTGGTGTTTCATCAGCGAAGCGAGTCTTTACTGCGCGCCATACACGCAATGCAGATAGAGCAATGGAGCAAGCGAACGAAGTTCTCAACATCTCGACCGAATGGGCTCGCGAGTTCACGCTTACAGCAGAAAAGTTGCTGTCAATAAATGTTCCTGCTTCTTCTCAAATACTTGACAAGACACTGAATCAAGTATTCCCGATAAGCAAAGACGCAACAGCGCGTCAAGAAACAAACCACAAAGAAGTAACAGCATTGGTACGCGCAATTTACGCAAACGATAACAACGCAAAGAACTACGGGTACAACGGCTGGTCTTTGGTCAACGCAATCGGCGAGTATCTCGACCACTATCGCGAAGCAACACCTACCGAGCGAGCACTCGCGTCTATGAGCAACAACTCATGGGTGACACGAGCAAAAGTAAAGGCTCAGGATTATCTATTGTCAGGAGTATCCTAATCTCGGCTGTATCATTTAGATAGAGAAAGCCGAAGGGAACAATCGTGAATGAAAATGACGATAACGATGAAGTCTTCGACTTTGAGGATGAAGAAGGCCCATCGAGCGCCGAACTTGCCGTATGGCTCTCTGAGTTCATGTCTCAATCACAGAAAGCTCAGCGCTTGTACCGTAGCCATTACTGCAACATTGTCGTAAATCGCCTCTGGGAAGAGTTCGGTGCAGAAGGAATGTGCGAACTGATGATGTCGATAGATAAGAAAGCCGGATGGATTTCGGACATTCTAATCGAGGACACGGAACTTCATGATGCGTTGTTTAATGCTTACGGGGTATTCGACGACGACGCAATCATCAAGGCGCGCATGAGTAGTGGGTTAACCGAAATGAATAGAAAGATTTGGCGCTTACGCCGTAAGTACGCCAAGCTTATTGCGCAAGAAATTATTACGGGCGTCGATTCTTCCGAATCACGAGCAGCAGAAGATTAAGAAAGCTTATCTAGCAAGCTAAGAATCATCTGGGTAGAAAAGTCAGAGTTATCTACTTCCCCACCATCAACAGCAGCATTGACTACTGAACGTTTTTTGTCAATAATCTCGTAGATTTCTTCGTCTATTGTTCCGGCTGCAAGCATGTACGTAGCCGTTACGCTTCCTTTTTGTCCAATTCTGTGCAATCTACTGTAAGTCTGGTCAACATCGGCCGGCGTCCACGGCAACTCAACAAACAAGCACTCTTCTGCTGCCGTCAATGTGTGTCCAGTCTTTGCAGCTTGTATTGACAAAACAATTACGGGTGCGCTTTCGATGTCTTCCGTCTGAAAACGATGCTTGTTCTCTTCGACTTCCTCTACGCTCATGCCACCCTGAATGCGCAAGTTACCAAACTTCCTAGCCAACTCATCGACAATGTCTCTATGGTGAGCAGCAACGACAACTTTCTTTCCGTTCTCTATACGGGTGTTTATCCACTCTTCTACGACTTCCATCTTCGCTTTGGCAGCGAGCTTACGAAGTACCGATAGTCGAACTAGGTGTTCGTTAGCTTCTGCTTTAATCATTGCGTGAATAGCAGCACCGTAAGACGGCTTTCCTTGTTCGAGAGCGAGTTGTCGTGCTCGTTCAGCGATGTACAACAGGATGTCTGTTTCTGCTTTCTTGTATTCTTTCATTGCAGCAGAGCTTCCCTCTACCAGCAGCTTGCTATGCATTACGGGAGGAAGTTCTGAAAGCACTTGGTCTTTCGTTCTTCTTATGTAGCACGTACCTCGAAGGCGCTCGTTTAGTTCGTCGAGGTGCGAATGGCCGGCGATGTTCCATTGGCCGAAGTTGTCTTGGTAGGCAGCGCAATAGCGTCGATAAAAACCCCAAAGACCACCGAAGTCTTTTAACCTTCCCAGTATTTCTAACTGAGAAGCGTATTCATTCGGACGATTAGTCACTGGCGTTCCGGTGAGACACAGTACGAGGCCGTCTTTGTGAGCAGACTTAGCCATCTTTACTGCTGCTTTTGTTCTTTGTGCTGTTGGTGTTTTTGCGTAATGACTTTCGTCGAAGATGTAGGAACGATGTCCGGTAAGTCGCTTCTCCCAGTGAGCAATGTTGCTATAACCAACAACAACAACGTCATACGAGCCACGTTCAGGGAAGTCTTTGCGATTGGTTACCGGTACAACCTTTCGATTAGGCAGCCACCGGTTCCATTCTGTTACCCAGTTGAGAACCAAGCTCGGTGGACAAACGACCACGGCCGGATACGAATCCATAACGTATTCGAGCGTTGCTATTGATTGGAGAGTTTTACCTAACCCCATGTCATCGGCAATAAATGTACGTCGAGCACGGGCTGCGTATACGACTCCGGCATGCTGATAGGGAAGCAGTTCTCCTTGTAATGCCGCGATGTCAACATGGGCTTCTGTCGCGCGCGAGGCCTCAACGAACTCGTTCATACGTGCCGTTACTTGGTCCGATAGTGCAGCAACAGCAGGGTCCACTACCACATCAAACTTCTCTGCCCATTCGATGGTATTTAGAACAGACGACACGGGTGCTTGCCAGCAGTGTTTATCGGCGTTCCACGAAACTGCTGGTATTTGTTTCACGGCTTTCACAACAACGCGCTCGTACGGAACACGGATAGAAATCATTTCATCTTCGAGTGAGACTTTTGCTTTGCCAGTTTTGATTTTGGGGGCGTTAAATGTGAGGACATCAATAGTCACGGTGAAGTCGTGTTTGATGGCGAAATCTCGAGCAGCTTCCAGAGAGGTAACCGGAACTCTCCATAGCTTTGTTTGCTTATCCCAGCGCGAACCTTTTATTAGTTTCAGTTCCGAGACCTGATGTGCATCGTATGGGAAGTCGAGCACTATCTCGTTTTTATCTAAGTACAACCTCATGGGTTCATCATAGTAGAAACCAACAGGGCTCACGCTGGGGATGTACCGAAAGGAGAGAGGTTGCGAGAGCCCTGTTAATTCCTATGCCGACATCCTAGTCACCTTTCTTCGTGAATGGCAAAACTATTGAGATTTTAGTTAGGCCTCGCGCTAGGATGCCTTATCTACTCTATGAAAGGTCCATCAACATGACCGGATTGCCTCCTCTTTTTGTCTGCTACGTCTGCGGCCTATCGCTTCGTCCTGGAGATAACACCGTTGAGCGCAAGGCTATTGTTTGGCTTAAATCGGGCGGCAAGGCCATTAATCGGGTAGTCGAAGAGCTCCACGAATACAAGCACATACATTGCAACGACCGGCCGCAAACCATGGATGTTCCTCTTTTTTAAAAACCTGACTTATCTCTTGCTGCCCCATCTAATTTAGAAATTGTGAGAAAATAGGACATGACAGAAAATAACGAAGAACCAGAAGCTCAACTCCCAGCAGAAGCTCCAAAACCAGAGCCGCAAGCTATTCCAATCGCTGACGTTCCAAAATTCAGCCGCTTACATCGCAGACCACCAAGAGCTTGCTGCCCATAAGCGGGGCTTTCACCCGAAGGGGGAAAGTTGAGGATGGGGGAGTGAGAGATAAGTTTCCGATTTCACACACTCGCTGGATTGAGCGCACTGCGAAGCGAACCTGTGCACCTGCGTCACGCCAATAGAGTAGATAACTTCTGTGAGCACATTTGATTGAGAAAAAGAGAACGCCCCACAAGAGAGTAGATAACTCTTGTGGGGCGTTTCCCGTGAGGGTTCTCTCGGAGGGAAGGAAACCGAGAGAACCAAACTTATGCGATTGCTTCTCGGATGAAGCCTTTCAGTTGTTCAGCCTGTGAACCACGACCCATCGCAGTGGTGTGCTTCGTGACTCCGAGTTTGCTGGCGAGCCAGTACAAAAAGTCGAGATTGTAAATGGCTTCCAGTTCAGGAATGACTTCACCGTTCTCGTCAAAGATGGTGGATTTCCACGAGCCGTGAGATTCGTGCTTACGGATGAGGTGTCCGAGTTCTGTTGCCGTGAAGAACGGCTCGTAAAACTCAGGTGCGAAAAGCGTGTGACCATCAGCAATGATGACCCCTGCTTCCAGTGCTTCCTGCACCTTGTTGATGAATGTGATGTCGGACGACATTTGAATCCCCTTTCGTTGAGACACCAACAATGTACCACGGGGAGTACAGACTTTCAAAAGTTATCTACTCTCTCCGTTCTCTCGTTTTCAGAGCGAGAACAACCGAAGCGAAGCGAGGGCGTTAGTCGGCGAAGCCGGGGCTCCTTGTGAAGTTATCTACTCTCTCTTCATGATGAAGTTGTGAGTGATTTACTCTTGTGGCTTGCGCCAGTCTGTCAGTCTGCCTTCGTAATCAAGGAACGCTTCTGAAACACCACAGGCTGAACAGATTTCGGTCTTGTTGTCAATGCGAGAAATAGCACCTGGGTATGCGCCTGGTGTTTCGTTGTTCGGAATAAAACCTTCACAGCGAGGACACAACACAAACTTGTTGTGCGTCTTGGTGTATGAGTTGTTTTCTATGTTCATGAGTTATCTACTCTCTCTTAGTCCCAGGAAATGAAAGCGTTGCTGTCAGGGTGTGTGTAAAAGTGTTCACGATTTTCTGCTTGTAGTTTCGCAAGAGCAATCTCGTGTGGAACGGAAAGAACAGCCCAGTAACACAGGTTCGCTGTCATGTGAATTTCCTGGCACTTGTTGGAAATGTCAAGAACTGCGTTCTCAAAGTCAAGATAGTTATCAGCGTTTTCTTGGAGAGTGAAACAGCAATCGCATGGCGTTGGTGTTCTTAGAGCCTCTGCCATTTTTTTCACCTGGTCTGTCATTTCTTCCAGTTGCTCTTTGAGCATTTCAAGTTTGTCGGTCGTTTCCATTGTGAACCCCTTTCAGTTGGTCTGCCTTTATCGTACCACCCAGGGGACAGACTTGCAAACTTATCTCTCACACCCCCATGCGCAGTTCTGCTTTTTGGACAAAAGCCCCGGCTTCACTGACTAACGCCCTCACTGCGTGAGGTTGTTCACGCAATGAGGGTGAGAGTCGGGGGGGCGAAAGTTATCTACTCTGAAACAGTTTCGCAATCGTGGCCGTAAAACCATTCGTTCGCTTCTTGCTCATTCAGCAAGTCAAACAATCGCAAACATTCTAGGCAAATGACATTCTCGTGACTTGCCAGCACTTCTTTGATGCGACTTGTAGTTGCTTCTTTCACTTGAGGCCTGCCAACTTCTTGAGTTCCTTTTTGATGTCTCGTGCCACTGGGCCACGCCATGTCGTAGCATTGCTCAAGAAATACACCACGATGTATTTCGCATCGTCCATGCCATAAGTATCGTCGATACTGCTCAATGTGCTCATGGCATCCAAGTATGGAACGGCCCCAAAGTATGGGTTAGCCCAATCGGCTCGAATGTCACTGGCAATGTCTGATAAAAGTCTTGTTTTCATCATGTCCCCTTTCACTGGTACAGCACCAATGTACCACGCACAGTACAGACTTCCAAAACTTATCTCTCATTCCCCCACATGCTCGCAAAGCGAAATCGACCTGGGGGCGTTGGGAGCCCCGACTAAAATCTCGGGGTTATCTACTCTATTAGTCCCTGGATGCGAGCAAGATACAAAGCTCTAAGAGAGCAGCAAGCGCCAGTTGCGATAACAATGGTTGCCAAGAAATCCGAGTGAGTAATCAATCCCATGTATCCGGCAAACAAGCTCATCAATAAATGAAACATTGCGCTCTGTCTAAGTAGCGCTGCGAGAGTATCTAATCCTTCGAGTAATGATTGCGCCATTGGCTCGGCGAGTGCGCGTCCTCTACCGATTGCTTGTGCTCTTCGCTCTCGTACATACGAATCACGTGTACGCATGGGTCTCCTTCTTCGAATTCAGTTTCTTCTTCTTCGGACATTGGTAATCCATCGTGGGTGTAACAAACCGGTGGGCCACACCATCCGGAATCAAGACCAATTTTTATCCATTCATCAAAAGTCATTTTTTCTCCTTCTCTCAACCTGGCCATCATACCGGCCGGGTCGAATCCCCACGCATCTTTACCTACCACGGCTACTTCTTTTCAGACTTGTAAGAGACTTTTGTGCCTGGGGTAATAGATGTGCTGCTCACTTTGGTAACAGGAGTAACTCTTACTGTTGTAATAGACACCGTGCTAGACGTACTCGTAGACGCGACCTTTACTGGCTTCACTGTCTTACGTGGAAGAGCAATTCTCTTCTTGGCCACGGCCTTCTTCTTGGCCGGTTTCTTGTCGACTGGCTTCTTCTTCGGTATTCCCACGGTTGTCTCCTTGATGTTGCGCGTCAGCTTCGCGCCGACTGCGAGAATCATAGCCTCATTACGCGCTTGCTGCGCGAATAAGCGGGGCTTTCGCCGAAAGGCGAAAGTTGGGGTGAGGGAAAAGTTTAGCGCGCTAACTATTGAGAGTAGATAACTTTCACAAGTCTGTACCTCGTGTGGTATGTTTATTGCAGCCAAGTGAAAGGGGCAGCCAATGAAAAATAAAAATTACACAACTTTTAGAGAGTGGCAAGACGCATTGGATTGGGCGAACGAACTCAACCGTGAATTAGTACCTATCGGAACAGCCATCGGTACTGACGTAGTGGACGCATGGGAAAATGAAAAATCACGCTTAGAAATAAATGCAGATTATTTCGAGTACATGGCAGAAGGCCTCACGACAGACACGTACTGTGTCATCAAGTGTTACAAGATTGTTATCTGGAAAGACAAGACAACAGTGCCACAACTTGAAGATTGCGATAGCCGTCACGATGCTTTTGAGATGTTTGAGAAATACAAGAAAATGATTTTGGACGGCCGATACTGAGAGTAGATAACTCCCCGGAATCTCCGTCGTCATTGCGAGAACAACCTCGCATGGCGAGGGCGTTAGTAAGCCCCGCTACGCGTGGTTCCCCATCGGGGCTTTCACCCCAAAGGGGGGCAGGCGAAACGGGGGTGTGAGAGATAAGCCTGCTGGTCGAGGGCGCGCGAGGGGCGAGGCGAAACAGAGTAGATAACTTTCGAGAGCGAGACTCTGAAAGAGAGTAGATAACTTTCGAGAGCCTGTACCTGTGCTGGTATTGTTGGGGTGTTCCAACTGAAAGGGGAAATCATGACCACTCATGAAATCATTGTGCCTGCGTACTACGAGGCTGAGTTAGTCGAGCGCGAGCGCGTTCTAGCGAAGCGTTGCGCGCGCATGGGCGTATCTGCGCCTACTGTCGAAGTGACGCGCCGATTCATGGAGAAGCGCACCGATGAACTTGGGCGCGAATCCATTGAGCCGTTTATCGCGTATGTCATTCATGGCGAACGCCCTGTGTTGGCTGGTGGCTGGCAAGTAGTAGCAAGCGTTGAGCATTTTGATACTGGCAACATCGTGAGCGTTGCGCCATACGCGCGCGAACACGCGCCTACTGACCTGCTTCACGCGCCTGCTACCTGTGACCATTGTGGGCATAATCGTGCGCGCAAGTTCACGATAGTTATTCGTGATGAGGCTGGCGTGAGTCATCGAGTTGGTAAGTCATGTCTGCGTGATTTTACTGGTCATAACTTGCCTGCTGTGTGGGAGATTTTTGATACCGATTTGAGCGAGTGGAGTGGCGAGCGTTCATCGGGTGGTGGTTCGAGCGAGTCCCTGACACGCATTGTTGCGCTGTCTGTTGCGATTATCGAGGCGCATGGCTGGCGTAGTTCTACTGACGCTGACGGTAATCGTGTCGAAGGCATTACTACGCGTATGCGAGTAGATAACGCTCTACGCCCAAGAGGGCGCGATGAGAAAGTCGAAACCACTATCGAGCATTACGCGCGCGCCGTGTTGGCTATCGAGTGGATTAGCGCAACTACTGATGAGAGTGGCTATCTCGCTAACTTGCGCTCTGTGGTGCTTGCTGGCGTGACTGATAGCAAGCGTATGGGCTTGCTGGTATCGCTTGCGCGCGCGTATGACAAGCACCTAGAACACGCCGAGCGTAATGCTGAACGCGAGCGCGAGCGCGCTAATGAGGTTCGCGTACCCTGCCCTGTGGGGCGCGTCACGGTAGTTGGCGTGGTTGTATCCGTAGATACGAAAGATACCGATTTCGGTACGCGCTATGTCATGACAGTTCGCGATGACTCTGGATTTACCGTGTGGGGTTCGCAACCTAGCGCGCTTGACCCATGCGTGGGAGACCGTATTGAGTTCACGGCGAGCGTTGAGCGTTCAGACCGTGATGAGTGTTTCGGGTTCTACAAACGCCCAAGCAAGGCGCGCCTGCTAGTTCCGTAGGCGCGTGAAAGTTATCTACTCTGTTGGCGCAACGCTGGCAGGGTAGAACAACGCGCCACCACGCGTGAAAGTTATCTACTCTCATTGTTCATGTGCCACCACGCCGAGACCCATAAACGCGCAATCAAACTTATCTCTCATTCCCCCATGTCCGCCGTCACGCCTTTGGGCGAAAGCCCCGGCGTTTCCCAAGCGAAGCGGGGCTCCATTCTTTGCGCTGGACTTGTCACAGTCGGGGGGGTAAGAGATAACTCGCTGGGAGCTGGGAGCTGGGAGCAAAAAAGCAGGCAATGAGAGTAGATAAGCCGTGTTTGTGTTTGTAACGCAACTAACGAGTTGCTAAACGCCACTTGTTACTGGCAAAGGGTTTTAGAAGCAAGAATCACAGTCTGTACCACGATTGGTATCATCTAAATCAAAAAGCCAAAAACAAGGAGGCACACATGAAACCACACGACAAAAACCGTAGACCACCTACTTCATTCGTAGGTGGCGCAGGTCATTGGAATAAGCGTGGCAAATCAAAGCCAAAGAACAAGAAATAAAAATCGGAACAAAAAGGAAAGGAACGAACCGATGAACACACACCCAAACCACACAGCAGTAGTAGAGGCAATCAAAGCGCTACCTGCTTACACAGACCCACAGACATTCTTTGAGTCCGAGCTAGCCGAGTGCTACTCAGATGACGAGCTTGTAGAGCAGTTCGGCTGGGAAGGAGACAAGGCGCTTACACCGAAGCAAGCAGTCAAGGCAGTCAAAGCTCGTAACGAGGTTCGTAACGATGTCTACGGCTGGATTGTTGAGGAAGGTGACCGTGAGCGTGAATCAGCGCTGGAAGCGAACGCTCGTGACCGTGAGGAAGCGAATCGCTGTGGTTGGCTCGTAGAGCGCAACTGGGAAGCAGCTTTCCCATTCGTGCCTAATCCCGAATACACAGACGAGGAGAACCGTGAAAGCGAGTTCTACTGGTGGGAAAGCCTGAGCGAACGAGCAGCCGAGTCAGGCAGTCGCTACGCAATCGTTGACTGTGGTGCGAAGGTTTCAGATGTCATTCGCAACGGTGTGCGAGTTGGCTGGGAGTGCGAAGGTGGTCACCGTTCCATCAGCATGGAATACATGACGCAAGAGGAGCAGGACGAGCTGTATCGCTCAGATTACGAGGATTAGATAACCCCCGACTTGCCCTTGTCCATGCGAGAACAACCTCGCTGGGCGAGGGCGTTAGTCGGTGCCAGCCGGGGCTTTCACCCCAAAGGGGGGCAAGCAGGGGGCAGAGCCCCGTTGGGAACGAGTGCTGGCGAAATGGGGGTGGTGAGAGATAACTGCGACTGCGAAGGGGTTGGCGCATGGGGCGAAGGCTTGCCCCAATGAGAGTAGATAACTCTCGGAAGCCTGTTCCAGTAGTGGTACAGTTAGGGCGTTCCAACTGAAAGGGGAAATCATGACCACCACCAAGCCACTAGCCATTCGTAACGGAAGGGCGATTACTCACTACATCTATCGTGAGGTACAAATCACTCGTGAGAATGACCGAATGTTCACATGGGCGTTCTGCCGATTTGACTTAGGAAACTTTGAGCGTTATGCGAACACGCTGAATGGTGCTGTGAAGGCGATTGACGAAGCACTTGCCACGAAGGGTCGCACTACTGGTGGCAAACTCGTTGTCTATGTCGTTGAGAACGGACAAATCGTATCGGCTCTCGCAAATCCTGACTGGCGTTACCCTAACGCTCGCATTATTAGCCAAACCGAGGCTGACCAATGAGACTGACTGACTTTGACAGAGCGTATGACTACTTGCGAGCAAATCACACTCGCAACAAGTTCTATGCGAGCCTGTTATCACAGTTTGAGCGCAAAGGCGTTCTATCCGAGAAGCAGATACTCGCCGTGCTGAATGGCATTGAGCGTGACCGTAAGCACAACGCTGAACAAGCAAAGAAAGAAAGTAGATAAGTCATGAATGATGTATGCGAGAAGTGCGAGTGCGAACTCAGTTACTACGAAATCAACACGAGTCCACGCCTGAAAGGTGCGTACTGCGCTGAATGTTACGACCTAGCCATTGAGGGCTTGTGTAAGAGCGAAAGCGAATAGCCGAAAGTTATCTACTCTCATTGGCGTGAATGGGAGTAGATAACGCTGTCTAGTGTCCTCTACGGAAGTGCCAGCCCTCGGGGTATTCCTCGGGTATGTATTCGCCCTCGGGGAGAACGAGATAGAGCGTGAACTCATTCCACGCTTCCTCTGCGACCCAGCAACCGTTCCAGTTCTCGCAATACGGCAGAAAGCGTTCTGTGAACTCGTGCCACTCACGAGAGCGATAGCGAACTCGGGTGGCGCAACGGCAATACGAGTCCACCTCGTAATCAAAGAAGTCACGCTGTGTCCACTCGTGGTGTGGTTTGGTCGTGTATGGAAGGGGGGTGTGTGAACCGTAGGTAGTCATACTTATTACAAGGGGTGTTGCGTGTCGGAATGTCAAAGAAACTTTGAGCCGACTTATCTCTCATTCCCCCATTCGCCCTCTGCTCGCCTTTGGGTAGAAAGCCCCGGCATTGTCGGCGAACGGCCGGGGCTATCTCTACAAACCGAAAGGAATAAATGGGGGGGGTAAGAGATAACTTTTGGAAGTCTGTACCTACGCTGGTACAGTTCGCAGGTCAGCAAATACCAACCCTGCTGGCAGGAGAGAAAAATGTCCAACAAAAACATCAGCGTGAAGGTGAAAGTAAGTGTGCTTATTGACGCCTTACAAAAAGCGTTAGCAGTCCGTGAGGAACGCTTCACAAAAAATGAAAAAACAGAAGCCGATTACAAAAAAGCACAAGAAAAATGGCAAGCAGACTTTATGAAGTCAGTAATTGCTTCTGTAAAGAACGGCAAGGCAAAGCCTGAAAGTGTGACCGAGCGCAGTCGTTGGGGAAACGCACCACAAGATGACAAAACAGCAGTAGTGGAACTAACCCTGAACATTCCCAAGGCACTTTTGACCGAACAGCCGAAATGTCCTGACACTTACCGTGAGTGGGAGTATCGCGCAGACAAAGAAGCATTGGAGAACGCTATTCGCGTTTTGGAAATGGCTGACAATGAAGTGGTGTCCACAAGCACCTATCACAGCGTGGTGAAGTACCTCTAATCCCCTTTCCCTCTGTAAGAGGGCTTCACCCTGACAGAACGGGCTGACTTGCGAAATGGTGAGTTAGCCCGTTTTCTGTTGTTTTTATCTACTTTGTATTGGGAGTAGATAAGTCTGAAACGAGCCCAAACTTAGACCTAGCAAGAATGGCTCGCGTTTCGTCATTGGCTTCGCGCACAAGAGTAGTGAGCCTGTTCGCCTCGCGAGTTAGTTCCTCTATCCGAGCCAATCGCTTCTCGTAATCCCACAAATAAATAGTCACTTATCCACCTACCGATAGCCCTCACAGCGGGGCTTTCCCCCCAACGGGGTGAAAGACAAACACGGGGGAGTGAGAGATAACTTTACTCCTGTGGGGGTTTTCGGGTGGGAACTAATGAGAGTAGATAACTTTTTTGGAAGTCTGTACGAGGGGTGGTACGCTTCGGGTGTTCACAAATGAAAGGGGACACAAATGGCAACACGAGGTATCGTGGCACAATCACTCTCGGAGAGTGAGAACAAGTGGCAAGGTCGCTACACGCATTGGGACAACTACCCAGAGCGCATGACCTATGTACTAGGCGAGTTAGTAGCAAGAGATGGAGTAGATAAGGTCATCAAGACACTTATCACCGATACGGCTTCATGGTCACAAATAGAACCAATGGCAAAAAGTGGCGTACCTAATCTCTATGAGGACAAAGCACTAATAGAGGGCTACGGATACGCACACACAGATGTGGAACTAGACGACCCTAGTGCGTTATTTACAAATGACGATACAGAGTTCGCATGGTGCGATTATCTGTACATTATTCATCACGACTATTTGGAAGTTCACACAATCGTCAGAGATGAAACGACACACTTGCTCACGACTGAACCACTAAGCCGTCACGCTTGGGACACAATCGCAATCAAGGCAGTAACGGCATGAGAGTAGATAAGTACGCACTACGCCGTTTCATAGTCTCTATCCCATTAGTAATCGCCTTGCTGGGTGCTTGCTGGTGGGGACTGAATGAAGTTACGAAACAGCCCACATTCTCCTGTGATACTCATGTCGTGGACATAAAGACTGCCGACACTCTGTGGGACATTGCTCACCGTCATTGCGCTGGTGACATTCAGGAAGTCATCAGTAGGCTCGTGTCAATCTATGGCGCACAACTAGACACATGGCAGACCATTCACCTGCCAGTAGCCTCGCCTCGCCCCTAGCACCACCACGCAGGGCGAGCCTGTTCGGGGTTATCTACTCTCGTTACCCCTTTCTATTTGAGAGTAGATAACTCCCCTTCTCTTTTTTTGCTTGTTGGGGGGAACAGCCCCGCTACGCTCGGTTGCCCCCGGGGCTTTTCCCCGAAGGGGACAAAGCAGGGGCGACGGGGGGGTGAGAGATAAGTTCTGCTCGTGGGGGCGCACGGAGAAGCAAGCCCTGACATCATCACAACTATTTGACGGTGGTGGAAGAAGCCTCGGAATGAGAGTAGATAACTTTCTGTCAAGCAATGTTGGAAGTCTGTGTCAAGGGGTGTATGCTTGTGGCAAGCCACAAGCAACACGGCGTGTGGCGTTCATCTACCAGTGAAAGGGTATCCAATGAACAAGGAAATAGACAAGGCAACAGAGGCGTTTCTGAACTCTCTGACTGCGAAAGAGCAAGCAGAGTTGGCTCATGACGAAGCACGAGAGTTGTTGCTCGCTGTGTACGCAAAGCACGGCGTTGAGACGCTGGACTACGAGGAAATCAACATCAAACTCAGTCCGTCTGACCGTCGTTCGTTTGACATTGAGAAGTTGCGTGACCTAATCAGCGCACCATTGTTCCGTACTGTCACTAAGCCAAGCGTGGATACGCCAGCGTGGGACAGAGCAGTCAAGGAAGGCAAAGTGCCTACGAAGGTAATCAAAGCCGTTGTATCAGTCACCTCATCTGTGAGAGTGCTTGTACGACCAGCGAAGGGCGCAGTCAAGCCGACTGCTAAGACTGCCTAATCAACTCACACGACTAGTGGGGGCGCAAGCCCCCATTGGTTCGGCAGAATGAGAGTAGATAACTCTCGGAAGTCTGTACTAGGCGTGGTACATTGTCAGCGAAGCCAAGTGAAAGGGGCGCAACAATGAAAGAGTATGAACTCATGGTTCTACTGTCAAAGCAAGAAAAGATTGGTTTGGCAGAGTGGCACGAAAGCACCACTGTGGAAGCCAAGAGCCTTGTGGAAGCAGGCAAAATGGCTAAGACATTCGGTAGGCAGGAAGCCAAGTTGGCAGAAGCCAAAATGGAAGATGCTTTCGCCATTGACATGGAGACGAACGAACACTCCGACTGAACAGAAGTTATCTACTCTCGTTGTGGCGAGTGAGAGTAGATAACTTTGTTCCCGTTTCGTGCGCGAGGGGAAAAGCCCCGCCATGCTCGGTCATCACCGGGGCTATCCCCACAAAGTGGGCAAAGCGCAAACACGGGGGGTGTGAGAGATAAGTCAAATAATCGGTGGGTCTTTGAGTGGCGTGGCGAAGTAACAGAGTAGATAAGTCCACGTTGTGGAAGTCTGTACCCCTGCTGGTACGCTACACATGTCATCAGCAAACGAAAGAGGTACAGCAATGGCAACAGCATTAGTAATCACGGCAGAGGGCAACCTTTACCAAACAGACATTCCAACCGAGGACGGTCACACACTCATTCATGAAATCGTGGGTGGTTGGTTTGACTGCGTACGAGGCGAGGAAATCGTTGGCTATGTCCACGATGAAGGTCTACTTATCGGGCTTCCTGTGAACGCCGTAGCGTCTATGTTGTTCCAGCGTCCACTTGTGGGCGATTGCGTTGTTATCGGCTCTCTCAACGAGAAGGGCGAGTATGACGGAGAGAATCACGATGTACCCAAAGCGTACACATCAGGACGCTTCTACGATTTTGCTTCTGAAATCGTGAATAGCGAAGTAATCCAAGCAATGCTTGCTAAGACGATTGCCGAGATGGATTTTGCGCCTACTGTTACACCAATGACAGATGAGCAAATGAACACATGGCTCAATGGGGAAGGGTAACGACATGGGAGTAGATAAGTCACCTACCGAGACATACCCAATGCGCCTACTGAAAGTGGGTGACTCGTTCACCCCTAGCAGTGGCAGTAACCCTGTCACTATTCTTGCCTGCTGGCTCTCTCGTCCGTCTGACATTGACTCCTACGCTGTGTGGGTGGTTCTCTGTCTGTTACCACATAACACGCTTCACCCTTTCGCAGTGTGGAACGCCGTAGACCGTCCAGAGGGCTGGCACATGGAGCAGGGCGATTACCGTGAGACCATCACCGAGGCTACGGCTCAATACGAACGGCGTGGTGGGCAGTACCACCTGTCTGACTAATCAGGCGAGAAGTTATCTACTCTGTTCACTCCCGACAGAGCAAGCAGAGTAGATAACTTTCTGCCGTGCCGTAGTTCGGGGAACAGCCCCGCTACGCTCGGGTCCGCCCGGGGCTATTGCCCGAAAGGGCAAAGCAGGGGCGACGGGGGGGTGAGAGATAAATCTGCGCAACGGTCACGGGTCACGGCACGAACGGCGAGTTCGTCACCATGCCACAACACAATGACGGTGGTGGAAGAACAGAGTAGATAACCCCAAGGCAGTCAGAGTAGATAACTTTCGCAAGTCTGTCCTAGGTGTGGTACGCTGACCATGTTCCACCAACACCAACCGAAAGGGTATCCAATGGACACAGTAGAAATAGCAGAGCAGATAGAGGCAGAGTTTCACTCTCTACTCTCAAAGGGAGATGACGCAACACCGTTCGTCATGGAAGGCGCACACCTTTACGGTGTGGATTACACAGCCGAAGGCACACCGAAACTCATGTTCATTGAGTCTCATGCTGATGTGTATGACCTGCTTGACAATGACTACAACGCATTGGTGGCAAGCAACTACGCTTGGACACTTGTTGTTACGACAGGTTGGGCTGCGCCACTCAACGCCAATGGAAACATTGACCAGCCACCGTCACAACACGCCGAGCGTCGCCGTGTTCGTCTTGCTTGTATCGCCAACCGTCAGAGCGTTGCCAGCGTCTTGCGTTTCGCTGATGAGCCTGATGATGTAATCACAGACGAAGGAAAAGCAAGTGGTTCACTCGCTGACGCAATCCAGCAGTTCGTGATGACAGGCGCAAAAAAGAGCAACTAGCGCACAGCCCACAGTCCCCCCAATCGGAAGTCCCCGTCAGTCCCCCCTGACGGGGACTTTCACTTATCTACTCTCTTGCCACCGTCTCGCAAGCCTTCACTCGGAGTAGATAACTTTTCATCTCGCCGTGTTTCTCACAAATCTGCGAGTTATCTCTCACTCCCCCATGCGCGCGCTCTTGGCAGATAGCCCCGGCAGGAACACAGCGAAGCGGGGCTTTTCACTCGAAGGGTGCGAAAGCAAACAACGGGGGTGGCGAGAGATAAGTCAAGGAACAGAGCAGTCTCTCTGTGGGGCGAAAGAATGAGAGTAGATAACTCTTTGGAAGTCTGTACTCATCGTGGTACATTGTTGTTGGCAACTACCTGCCGTACCTGAAAGGGGTATCTCATGAAAGTAATAGAAGTAAGCGCACGAAAGGGTGGGGTCGGCACAAGCACCACAGCCTGCTCAATCGCATTGGCATTGGGAAAGACCAATCCTGAGAAAGTGTTGCTCATTGACACATCAGTGAACAACGATGACATGTTGATTCTCGGACTAAGTGTTCCGTCATCAAAGGAACAGACATACGGTGGTATCACCATTATTGGCACACCGTTTGACAAGGTGAGCAATCAGGACATCACGGGCTACGATTTCGTGGTTATTGACGCAGGTCTACTCGGTGGCAAGTCCACCTACTTTGACCAAGTGCCATTCCGTGTAGCAGTGGTTCGCAACTCGTACCTCTCATTACGAGCAGAGATGACAGATGTCAAGCACTCGTCTGACGCAGTAGTAGCAATCGTGGATAAGCAGGACGCTTTGACAGAGAAAGATGTTGCTCAGGTTCTGAGTAAGAAAGACACCACCACCATCGTGGATTTTGACAATCGCACATCTCGTGCCATTGACGCTGGTCTCTACGGTCATCGTGACACGGTGTGGGAATGGGCAGTATCGTTCGTTGAGACACACATCTCAAAGGGCGCACCCACCTACTGGTTGCCGTGAGAAGGGAGTAGATAAGTGGCAACAGAAACAGAACCCGATGAATGTCTCTACTGTGGTAGAGACGACCCTGAATCCAACTACACTTGGCACGAGTATCATCGTGCTTGGATTTGCGAGGATTGTATTGAGGAGAGACCGTGGAAGTGATTTTTCAGGAAGAGTTAGCAGAGTTGATTTGGGAGAACTATTACACTCTCGCCACTACTGCCACAGAGGCGCTGCAAATCATTTGGGGCGAGTACGAGGACATTGCAAACTGGGTCGCTTTGGAACACGATGTGTCCGAGCGTAAGTTACTGGAAACCCTTTCGCTTCTCGTGATGAAGGTTGCGTCAATGTCCGTAGAGGACAGACGGAAACCTGCCATGAGTCAGAGTAGATAACTCATGTGGACGACTATCGGTATCTATTTCTCTGTCTTGATGTCCTATGTCCGTCATGCACTGTTTCACAGAGACCTGATACTGGTCGGCTCTGAATGTCGTGTTCGCTGGTTGTGGGAGCGTACGCCGTCAGTGAGGGTTATCTCATTCGCCCCTGAACCTATGGAGCCATGTGACTTTGACATGTATGGGTGGTCTCTTGATTCAGTGTTCATGCATGTACCGAGCATGTGGCAGATGCTCTCGTTCGTGAGACGTAGGAGCAACGACGGACACTCGTTCGTCAGCGTCTCACTTATCTACGCTTCTCTATCAGAGTAGATAACTTTCTTGTTTTTCGAGAACAGCCCCGCCATGCTTGCTTCCCCCCGGGGCTCTTGCTGAAAACAGCAGAGCGAGATGAACGGGGGGGTGAGAGATAAATCCGAGGGACGAGGGCGAGCCAAGCCGAGACGGAAAGAGAGTAGATAACTTTGTCCAACCTATTCACGGTGGTGGAAGAGGGCTGAGTGAAGTCTGTTCCACAGGTGGTACGCTGTGGAAACAAACCTACTGAAAGAGGAACAGATGCCTAACTGGTGTTACAACTACATGACCGTCAAGGGAACAAAAAGAAACCTTGCCAAGTTCATCAAAGACATAGAAGTAAAAAACACAGAACATAAAGAGTACGACCTGAATCAACTCGTACCACTTGACCCAAGAGGGTCAAAAGAAATCAAGACGACCAACGCTGACGGAGTAGAAACTGTCTTTACTGCTTTCAGTAGTGAGAGTGACGGATTTGATGGGTACTTAGACGCTATTGAGACATGGGGTAGCAAATGGGGCGCATGTAGCGTAGATGTAGATGACCCTGCTCTTGACGGAAAAACGCTTTCTATGCGTTACGAGTCTGCGTGGAGTCCATGTGACGCACTTATTGCCAAGATTTCTGCCATGTATCCGAGCCTTGTCTTTGGAGTTGTTTCCACAGAGGAGTCCAGTGCCTTTGTGGCGTGGTCTGCTTTCCATAATGGAGAAGTTATTGAGGAAGGTGGGCGTGACCCCCAGAGGCTCACCCCTGAACTTGATGAAAAATGCAAAAAAGCGAACGACCCTGAAAACCCCAACTTGTCCGAGGACGAAGAAGATTGGTACGAATCGTTTAGCGAATGGGAACATCATTTAGTAGAACTCTGTGATGACGAACTTATGATTGTCATGACCGAATACCCAAAACATCTCGCATACATGAAACGGTGCGAAAAGAAAGGAACGATACCTAAATCATTTATTTCATCAGTCTAAATAAGAGTAGATAACTACACAAAAGAAAAGAGAACCCGAATGGGAACTACAAAAAACACACAATCTATGGAAAACATTTCAGAATCAGTACGAACACACAGAACCAAGAAGGGCTGGTCACAGTTAGAACTCGCTAATCGTGCAGGCGTGGATAGGAAAACTGTAAATCGTGTTGAGAACGGACGCTACGCACCAAGCGTTGAGACCCTACTTCTTGTAGGTGACGCACTTGGCGTGTCCATGAACAATCTCATAGGAAATAAATAACAATGCTGGCATGTAAGGGCTTGTACCGACCCTTGCCTGTCAGAGTAGATAACATTTGGAAGTCTGTACCGAGCATGGTATGGTTTCCAGTAACACCACAAGCCTGAAAGGGGCATACAGTGAAATCACAAAAAATCAACAAAGACCTTGATGATGACATCACCAAGATACTGACCGACCTGCTTCATAGAAGCGTCTATGCGAAAACAGAAATGTGCAAAGAGGAGCCGATGTCAGACAACCCACCATTATTCTTAGTCGCTTTTGAGAGCGTTGAGGAAAACGAAGAGGAACACGAAGCCTGCCTCATCAACCAACAAGAACTATCGCTATCTAAGCCCTATCAAGTGGCAATGGTTCCGTTGATTCACAAAGAGGACATGTATGACGCTTACGATGATGTTGTTCGCTCGCTTCCTATTCGCAAGTTTGAGTTCATAGCAGTAGTCGTTGAGGGCTACGGCAAAGACCTGTCAGAAGAGACAGACCAATCAGAAGTCAAGAAAATGAACAAGGGTGACTTGGAGAAGGAATACAAAGAAAATCCATTCACCGATGTCCGTGAAGGACTGATGATGAGTGCCGTTGATTGGGGCATGACTGGCGTATGGGGCGTTGCCAACATGTATCGCTACAACGACACTGGTGTACCGACATTTGACGAGCCGTTCTTTACTTCCTATCCGTATGACGACAATGACGAGTACGGACGCTTAGTTGATGTAATGGTTGCTACTGCTCAATACATGAACATCGCAACACAGACCCTCAAATACACAGACATACTCAAAAAAGCACCCAAGAGAAAGAAAGGAGAGTAGATAACTTATGAATGAGGAAATCATCGCCCTAGTGGACAAGGCAATAGCCAACTGTTCAGGCAGAGACAATGTATCGTCACATGAAATGATGGACATGCTCTTAGACATTCGCCTACTTCTGAACAAAGAAACGGAAGTGCCAGCATGAGAACAAAGACAGACCTAATCGGCAAGCGTGTCAGGCTTGACGCATGCACTGACCCTTATACGAAACTACAACGAGGAGATGAAGGGGTGGTAACAGATGTGGACGATTACGGCACTGTTCATGTCTTGTGGGATAACGGCAGTAGTCTCGGCTTGATACAAGAAGAGGGAGACGCTTTCTCTCTATTATGAGAATGAGCGATACTCTCTAATAAACAACAAAATCACCCACTAAGTTTGGAGTAGATAAGTTTCCCCCTTTCAGGCTTGTCTACTCCATTAGGGGTCAAATAAAAAGGAATAAAAATGAACTTCACGATTGAGTTTGTAAATGAAGAGAACAAGCGTATGCATGATTCGTTCTACAAGAAATACAAAACAGACAAAGCACGAATGAAACAGAGTGCAGAGCAGTACCGAATGAGCGAGACTGTTCGTGGTCTTTACATAATGGAGAAGTGGCACAGAGAAGGACGCAACGGAAATCCAGTAGCAATGCTGAAACATTATTCACTAGGTACAGATGTGATGTCATCGTTCATAAAAACCTATTTATCTACTGTTGTTAGCAGTGACCAAACCGAAGAGAGTAGACCCGAGAAACGCAAAGACAAATGGGGAGCGTTTGACAAATGGACTACCGAACACACTGGCGAACAGTTTTCCACCGACCAACTTGTTGAGGTTGCTGGATTCTCGTATCAGACGACACTGAAATACGTCAGTGAATCTCACATGTTCACAAAAATCAAAAAAGGTTTATGGCAAGTCTCTGATGTTCAGAGGAAGAAGTAAGAGAGTAGATAACTTTTTCTTTTTTAGACAATAGCCCCGCTGCGCTTGGTTCCCCCCGGGGCTGTTCGCCCACAGGGGGGGCAGGCACAGGGCGCAGTGAACGGGGGGGGTGAGAGATAAATCTGCGCAACGCAAGCGCACCGAGCGAGCGAGCGAGACGCAGAACTACGCAACACATTGACGGTGGTGGAAGGGGCGCAAACAGAGTAGATAACTTCTCTCCATACAGAGTAGATAACTTTGTCAAGCGATTATCAAAGTCTGTACCGAAGGTGGTATGGTGTGTTTGTCCAACCAACAACGCTTACAAAGGAGCAATACAATGGATACAGTAACAACCACCCAAGAGGCACTGCCACAGTGCTGGAAAGATGTCAAGGACGCACTTGACTCAGGAATAGACAGAATCATTCTGTTCGGACCTGCTGGAACAGGCAAGACCTACGCTGGTCTTTCGTTCGGAGACATTGAGGCTGGCGCACATCGCCTAGTCTGCACCGAGGACATGACAAACATGGACGTAACTGGTGGCTTCATGCCAAGCAGTAACGGTGGCTTCCAATGGCTTGACGGCTCTGCTCTCAAAGCATGGAAAGGCAACGGCACAAAAGGTGGTCGTCTCATCGTGGACGAAGTAGATAAGGCTGGTGGCGATGTTTTCGCAACACTTCTCGCCATGTTGGATTCACCTGAATCTGCCACATTCCAACACCCTGAAAGTGGTGAACTGGTACGCCCATTAGAAGGCTTTTCTGCCGTGATGACCACGAACATTGAGAACATGAGCGAACTGCCAACAGCACTCGCTGACCGTTTCCCGATTCGTGTTCGTATCAACGAGCCACACCCCAACGCACTTCTACGCTTGTCTCCTGACTTGCGTGGTTACGCCGTTCGTATGGCTGACGGTGGTGAGGCTCGTATCTCATTGCGAGCCTTCATGGCACTTGACAAACTGCGTAAGGCAGTCGGTATGGAACGAGCATGCCAACTCACTTTCGGTACTCGTGCCAAGCAGATTCTTGACGCTCTTGCAGTGGACGGAGTGAAATAGCAATGGCTTACACCCCTGCCACCAATACAGGTACAGGCAAGGCGTTCCCCAGTAGAGTAGATAACTCTGAAAGGGGGGCGCACCGTCCTGAACCCAACATGCTCTCTCGTAAAGACATGGAACATGAACGCTGGACAGTCCGAGATTGTCTGCCTGTTCGTGGAGAGCCAAGCACAGACCTAGCCAACCGTGTCATGTTCGCACCTTCTACGGACGGTGACATGGAGCGTGTTGTTCGTGGGCATGAAATGATGCATGCAAAAGTATCCCCCACACCTGAACAGATGACCCAATGGGTAGAGCGCAGTGTTGCTTCCGAGACAGCGATGATTGTTGTAGAGGAACTACGAGTGAACTACTTATGCGAAACTCGTGGATTTGATGTCAAGAAGTTTCTGTCTGACGGAAGCGAACTGGCAACAGGCGAACACCTTGCGAAGTCAAACGATTGGGCAGGCGCAGTTGCTATGTGTATCGCTACTGCGAACACTGCTGGTCACAAGACATTCCTGAACGGAATACGCAGGCATAATCGTGAGTGGGGTGAATCACTTGTTGCTATCGGCAAGCGAGCAGTGAAAGAAATGCGTAAAGCGCACAAAGAACGCACACTCGCAAGCACCGACACTTATGAAGGGATTGCTCCATACGGATTCACTCACACCGAGCGTCTTGCAGAATGGGTGGACAGGCTTGCCTCGTTCCCACCACCACCAAAGGGTAAGGCAGGCGAAGCAAAGGGAGTAGATAAGTCCAAAGGCGAAGGTGACGAAGAACATCACGCCGAGTACGAGGAATCCAAAGACGGTGACAGAGACGGAAACCCACACGCCAAAGTCTCCCCTGCTCCTGCTGGTGGCGCACACGGTTGGGCTGAACTGATTGTTAGTCGTGAGCCAATGCCACGCCACCACTACGGCTCAATGGGCAAGAAGCGCATTGCTACGAACATGGGGCGCAGACCACGCCGATTGCACCGTTACATGACTGACCCTGCGAAGCGTGTCTTTGACAAGACCATTCGTGGCAGTGGTGGAATGGTAATCATTGACGCAAGTGGCTCTATGTCGTTCACTACTGAACAGATTGCAGAAATCATTGAGAACGCACAAGGCGCAACAGTGGCTATCTATTCAGACCGAGGAAGGAAAGACTTGCCAAACATGTGGGTCGTTGCTGACAAAGGCAAAATGGTTGAGAATGTGGAATACATTGACTACGGACACGGTAACGGCGTGGACTTTCCTGCGATTGAGTGGGGCGTAAAGAATCGCCAATACAAGAACACACCTCTTGTATGGGTGACAGATGGTGGTGTCTGTGGAGCGCATGACGGATTCTCTGACCTGCTCTCAATGCAGTGCATTACCTACGCTCGCCAACACAACTTCATTGTTGTTCCACACATTGAGGAAGCGATACAACAGTTACGCAACCTGAAAGTGAATGGCAAGGCTCACAGCGTGTATCCTTACATGTTCCAACAGACCTACTACAAGCACATGGGCGTACCTCTCCCCGAGAAAGGGGAGTAGATAAGTTTTCCCGACAGGGGTGGTGGCTCCGACAGGACACCACCACCTCTGAAAGGAAACTGGTGCATGGAGTTATCTACTCTATGTACCACCACTGCCCCGAGCGTGGAAGTTTCATACTCCTTTGATTCTGCGTGAGGGGTGGTGGCAGGGGGAAACCAAACAACATTCACTACTACAAAAAATGGATTTTTATTATGACCGAGCCAACTGAATCACAACTACTAGATGACTTGTTCACAAGTATCACAAACGCAATGAAGTATTACTCTGCGATACGAGACGAGATAGTGGCAAACACATACACACCACAGAAAGCGTACGAGGACTACGAGAACCTGACATGCAATGAAGGAAACAACATCATGTCCGTTCTCTCTGAACTCGCTGATAGAAAGTAGTCATGGAAATACTGCTACTCATTCTTGCGTTGCTTACAGAGCCTTACACGCTCGTATCGTTCGCTATCTGCATGGCACTACTAAGAGTAGATAACTCTTTCCACGCCAGTCACTTCTTGCGATTGCCACCAAAGATGTTGGAGTCAAAAGAACGCCACACCACATACAGCACTGCCAAGCCAAAGGAATCCCACACGCCCACGCTCACGCTGGTCAATCCTGCCGAGTGTGCGATAGCGAGAGCAAAGAACAGCAAGGCAGCATGTGTGATAACAAGCAGAATGAATCCAGCAAACACGTTTCCTTCTTTCTTGGCATGAGCCCCGCCAGAAGCGGCAGCCCTCGGGGCTGTTGGCGTATCTCTCATAACTCTCGGAAAACTGTTCTTAGCTTTAAAAGAATATTTTCCGTCTTTATCAAATCCGTCATTCATTTTCTTATACCTAAATCCTGTTCACGGTGGTGGAAGAGCCCGTGGCTAATTAAATAATTCCATTTTTTTAACTATCTGATGAACCCTCTGGCGGCTCAAATCAAATTCATCAGCAATCTGCCTAAGGGATAATCCCTCAATTCTCATTTGACGAATTGATTCATTTCTTTCAGTATCGGTTGGAGGTCCTGGTTGAAAAGGACCCCATGACCAACCCGGAATTTGCTCCAGAACTGAAACACGTGATGCAGAAAGTTGATTTTTACGATATCTCTGCCGGATGTAACCAACCCAAGCTCCCAGTGAGATTTCTTTTTCTTGATTTTTATCAACATAACTTGATGAAATTTTAGAATCTCCATTTTCGGAAATGTACAGCTCAAGAGCTGCCTTATAAATACTGAATTTTGTACCGTTGTCCATAGATGACACACTAGTACGAACGTATGTTCGCATGCAGAAAGAATTACATTTTTCATTTACGGGAATGATTAATATATAGGTTGACAAAAGCAACGGTGGCGGATAAGGTTGCGCCATGGGATTAGTCACTAATTTAGTTGCTTACAAGCTAGGCAAGTCTCGTGGAAAACGTAAAGAGCGCAACAGCCAATCAGAAGCTGAAGACTCACGTGACCCAGACTGCATCAATTATTCAATGTTTTGCCGACAATTCGGCAGCTGTGATGGACAGAAGTGCGAGTATGAACATGAATAACTATCGGGTCCAAGTAATGGTTGGGGTAGATGTACATGCTGCTACACCTGAGGAAGCCAGCGGTCTCGCAATTGCTGCAGTAAGAACAGTTATTGAAGAAGACCCTCTCGAGCCACATCCAAAACCTTTTTGGGTTTCTGGAATTGTCCGAACTGACGGGGAATCAGCGCTGCCTGGTTATATGGTTTTTAAAGGAATTCTTATCGAGTAGACGCCTGGTTGTATTTAGATAAATTTATACACGACGTGCCACTGGATATATGTCAAAAAAACGAAAAAATCGCACACGCGGCCATCGATACGTCGCTTAACGGAAAAGAGAAAAAATGGAACAATACTGGGAGCCCGCGGCGGGCAAGAACAAAAAGCCAAAAAAGGACGATATGGTCCAGATGCTGATGAAATCCGATATTTCGCAAGAAATTGCAGAAGAAGTGGCTAACCAGGTAAGCAGCAACGATGACAGCAATAATGTCGTTTTTATCTTTACCGATAATAATGAGTATGTTGTGACGGGTATTCACGTCCCAGCCGAGGCCTTGGATGGAAATCGCGGTCCAGTACTCATGCGCGGCTCCAACGAAAAGTCAATAACCGCAGCTTTCTCCCGTGACTACATCGCCGAGTGTCTAGCCCGGGTCGAATCTGAAGAGGAAAAGCCGGGGCTCAGCGGAGTTTCCGATGCCAGGTGGATTGAGGAATTGGAGAATCTGGCTGAGTTGGTTAGACTGGAAATCAAAACGAACCCGCCCGAGAGCTGGGACGAATTGCTAGCGGGGGAATGAGAGATAACAATATGTTGACGGTGGTGGATGAGATGGAACCAGGCGAACCAAGGTCATGGCAAGAAGCTGCGCAGATTGTGGTTTGTGAGATTTTTGACAGAGTAGATAACGTTGAGAAACATTTCCAGGAATATGAAGAATCAGGGATTTCTCAGATAGTGAGCTCCCGTGCGGATGTCGAAAAAGACGATTTTTTGAACTTTGTCCTCGAGGGCCTCCATATTCTGGACCTTCAGTTCGAGGGAATGCTGAATAATTCGAAATGGTTCGATTCGGACCCCATGTACTGGGTAGAAGAATGGAAAATTCTTGGCACGTTGGCCGCTGCGTGCGGCATAAAAAGTGAAAATTTGAACCAATCGTCGCCGGCCGCGAACCATCCAGAAATTGACAATTTTAAATCGTCTTCCGCGGGCTTCTTCGGAAGCTGGATGCTGCGCGAAGATATCACCGAAACCCTTATTCGGAAGCAAAGGGACTACGGTCACCACAATATTGCTCGGTTTGGACGCCAAGGGATATTGGTTAGGTGTCATGACAAGATGGCACGACTCAAGAATCTTCAATTATCTAGAGGAGGCGCTGCGCAAAACGAGTCAGTCGCCGACACGTACCTAGATATTATAGGTTACTCAGCAATCGGCATGCTGTGGGAGCGCGGCTGGTTTCTGTTAGATTTAACTGAAACAAACTAGAAAGTATTGACGGTGGTGTATGAGCCAAGATATTAATCAACTGGGACCCAAGCGCGCAGCTATTGCACGTGCACTAGTGCACAGGGGAATCACTATATGGGAAGGCATCCCGCAGCACATAATCGAGGAACTCGACCGCGCTGGTTATAAAATTGCTAAAAAAAAGAAACTCCGCCGGTCGGAGTAGATAACTTTCCAGAGAGGTACTAAACAATGGAAGACCAAACACAAGAAGAAATTATGAAGCAGATACGAATTACTGCTTTTTTTGAAGATTCAGGAGAAACAAGACCTCCTGAAGATAGAGCTGACGCTTTAGATGCTATTAGATTAAGAATTCTTCAATTAAATGAAGTTATGGAAGGACTGGACGATATCCAGGCGCGCGCAGCTTTAATGATGGCGCTGCTGTCGTCTTCCCGGATGTATGAAAGTTTAAATAATGAGCACGAAGAGCTGCTGGAAGTTGGGAAGTAATGACGGGTCGCGAAGAAGCCGCTGCCGAGTATCACGCTTTTCTTGAAAATCAGCGCGATAGCCATCTGCTCGATGCGGCGGAAATAAATTACCTTTATCAGGAATATATGGATGGAATGCGCGATTCTTACCTCGACGGGCTCGAGGCCGGCGAATGAGTTTTTTCTTTTTTCTTTACCTATCCCTGGTCCTCTGGTTCTTTATCTGGGTTAGACCACGTGTCAACGACGGAACAATTGCAATTATTTATGATAATTTGCGCGGCTTAGTTGTCGAAAGAGTTTCGTTATGGCGTACGGGGTACAACTTCCGGAAATGGCAAATCAAAAAATACACAAAAAGGCTACCTAAATGAAAACAGCAATTTCCACAATCATCTCCATAACGTTCGTCGCGACAGTTCTGCTTACAATCCACTCCCTGGTGCACCGCGCCGGCATCTGGACTAAACGTTACAAATACAACAAATTCATTAATCCAAAAAATACTGAGACAATGCTGCAGGACGAGCTGGCTGCAGAATTTCAGGAATACATTAATAGTCAACAGCTAAAAAGCCGGCGCGAACATCCTACGAATTACCACAGGGACAGACTCGATAAAGAGACCAAAGACATTATCTCGAGAATCCCCAAGCATAAAGAGAACATCACTCCCCCACGTAGGGACGAGTTCGGCAAGTTCATCGCGAGCAAGTACCGCAGCCAACCATGGTGGGGCGAATAGCGAAGGTGCCCCCGGGGAGCTATCGAAAAGTCACCTACCAACCAATCAATAGTCTCAACCCAGGGGCTGCTTCTTTCCGGGTGAAAGGGGTAAGCCCGTCGGAAGCCCCGTAACTTTATCACAAATCTTTTTTGTGTTTCAGCTTCGCAATGTTTTTTTCGTAAAAATGTTTTTTGGTTTGCGCGGAAGAAAATCCTTGGTTGAGGTTGACGGTGGTGGAAGAGCCTGATAGCTTTACCGTTCTGGAACTCAATAGAGTAAAAGTATGAATTCATAGATTGCCGGCCAGCAATCAACTACTTGATTTTTTCATGTACCACCTGAGGGGGTGGTATTTAGTGTGCGCGCGGCAAGAACTTTATCTAAAGGTTCCCCCCACACCCCCCTCCAAAGTGACACTACGGGTAACATCGCAATAGATACCATCCACGAAACTGCCGAAAGCTTCAACTCACACCAAGCTAAGAATACGGTTTAAGGTAAATACTGTTCATTTTCAAAAATGCATTTGACGGTGGCGGAAGAGAGCGAGTAGATTATGAATATGAGTACTGACAAAAAGGGTAGAGGGCCTAGCGCCCACAACCAAACGAAAATCCAGCTGGGTAAAAAGGTAAACATGAACCTGGTGGTAGAAGTGTTTGAGTACTGGAAAACAAAGACCGCCCGTAATCGCGCCACCCTCGATATCAAACGCGAGCGGGATATACGTTGGGCCATCGCTGTATATAGCGTCCAGACCTGCAAGGAAGCCATAGACGGGTGTTTGCTCTCAGACTTCCATATGGGCAAGAATAAAGAAAAGACCGTCTACAACGACGTTGCCATTATCTTTAGAGACGCTGCTCATGTAGAGAAGTTCCTAGACCTGTATGACGGAACGAACTCAAAGTCAGCTAAATCTAAGTGGGCAGAGGAATGACCAAAGAAGAACTTGTCGAATTGGTAGACCAGGTGTACGCCACCTATAGAGCCGAGCTACCAAACAAAGAGGGAGACTTAACAACCACCCTCAATGCTTGGTACGAGCTACTACATGACCTGGACCTGCAAGACGCCAAGAGGGCGTTTCGCAAGATGGCGGTAACCAGAGAGTTCATGCCGCGCCCAGGCGAAATAAGAAAGGTAACAATAGATACCACAACTAAAGTGCCCCCTTTTGATGACCCTATTATTGCTTGGGGTAAATGGATTACCCTATCCCAGGAGGTTAATTCCGGTATGCCTCCATCGATAGAAGTGTCAGCTGCTCTCGCCGGCACCATTAAGGCAATGGGTCAGTCTGCATATAACCTCCACACCAACTCTGACCGTGCGGTTTTCTCTCAGGCGTACGAGAAGGTGGTGGCTGAGTTAGAACAAGACAAGTACGCCGTTCCAGACCCGCCTCCAAAAAAGATTACCCAACAATAGTGACCCAACAAAAAGAACCTAAATGAATCTGTTTAAAATAATTGCCTTTTTAATATCCACAACTTTAATATACAAACTTGCGTACTCCCCTTTTAGTTTTGTATTCCGTGCGGTAGTAATAATTTTTATCGTACTTACAATGAGGACTTTCGTATTGCAGTAAATTCGCTGTATGAAGCGAAACCCTGGCCGCCCTGTATCCGAGCCAACCAAACCTGTAGTAACCCTCACACTGCGCGTCAATAAAGAGTTCAAACAAAAACTCATTCACCAATCCCAGGCAGTAGACCTGACCCTCACCGACTACATCAAAGCTCTAGTGGAGCGCGACAGCGCAGTCTGAAGTGGGCCGCAAAGCAGAGAAGACCCGCTTTGTAGATAAGTACGTCATTCTGAACGTACGAATGAAGGGCAAACAAAAAAACGAGATAATTGACTATGCCCGCAAGAAGGGACTATCAGTCAATGACGTTGTGCTGTATGCCGTATGGGATTTCATCCGTACAGAAAAAGGAATCCCCAGCGCCGGCTCCGCACAATTCTCTATTCCAACAATAGAAGAAACAATCGTGTCCTACATCCGGGGCGAACATATGTTCGAACCCTGTGGCAAAAAGCAGTGCGATAAAAAAATTACCCAATTAAATAACATGTCTTTTTGTGAGACTTGTAATATTCGCATCCAGTAAAACCGAAAGTAGTTGTGCTCGCAACTATTGACAATTAGCAATTAGTAATTACAAAATTTTCTAAAAAATGAAAAAACCGGGCGCGGCTAAACATTTTGACCTTTTTTTGCCCTTTATGAACTCCACCAGAGTATCCAGGCAAATACAGCTCCCAGGATTATAAACGTCACCATTTCAGTTTCCCCACATTTGTGCGAGCGTTGGTCGGACGGCTTTTATCTTTCGTCTTCTTTGCTCTGCGGCTAGCTGTCTGCTAGTTAGTCCGGCCCATACCCCATGCATATCTGCCGCCGGGAACTCCAGTGCATACTCAAGACACTCATTTTTTACCGGACACGTTTTACATATGGCTCTTGCTTGTGCAATGTATGTAATGTCCTTATGTTGTTTGGGGAACATGAGTTCTGTTTTTCCTTTGCAACTAGCAAGGCTAAACCAATCTTTACGAGGTATAGCAAGTCCCAATGTAGGTTCTGTATTTTTATTGGGTAATTTTTGTTGTGGTTGTTCTTCAGAACTTGACACTAGTGCTCCTATGGAAATGTTGCTTTATTTCGCTTCTTTATATATTCTGCCTCATATATGTGTAGGCGTGCCTGTCTAGTATTTTTTGTGTTTTTTGTAGGTTGTCAGACTTTTGAATAACTGGTTATACTGCAGGTATGACAAAAACAGAAACAGAATACCCACGCATAACCTTCAGGCTTAATCAAGAGACACTGGATGGGATTGCTAAGCTTGCAGGAAAACAAGAAGTATCCAACTCAAAGGTAATCAAAGACGCAATTGCTGCTCACCTGAAGAAGCACGGGTAAACGGTAGGGGGTTCTCTACTACTAGGTGTTCTCTCTCTAGGGAGAGTTTGAGCCTTATGCGGAATTTGACAACGTGGAAGGAATTCTGCGACGTTTAGTTTTGTCTGTATATTCAGCTTCGTGAAGCCAGTTGTGCAATACTTACCTTATGCCAGTTACATACGGACACTCACAAGAACCATCCCTAAATACCTCACACGACATAGACCAGTACACAAAGTGGTTTGAGCTAATGAATATGGACTTTGAGTTGCTTCATATTGGTCAAAGCTGGATGTGTAATGCATGGGCGCGCGAGAAGAACACCGTATTAGTCTCTGGTTCAGGGACGAAGAAAACAGTTTCCGAGGCTCTGCATGCTTGTTACTCTGACATACGGTCCATAGTCAATAAGGACTCTTAGGGCAGATAAATTTATCTAAAGCAAAGCTTGGTAAAGAAAGATTATTGTTTCTTGTAGAAACGGTTGTTTTTGTCATGAACGAGGGTTGCGTATCCGGCCTGAAGGTATTTTCCCCAGTTGTCGTTCATGTACTTGAACCAGTCAACCCTGTCTTGCTCAGACATGTCTTTCCAGACAGTGAAGTTCTTGCCTAGTTCGGGTTCGCTACCGATGGCCATTTAGTCTCTGTTTTTCCATTTAAGCATGTTGCGCCAGTGAACCCATTGCCATAGGACCCACATAGCCAGAAAGCCTGGTTTGTCGAAGATGATTGAGTAGATAGCCCAAGGGAATGAGTGAAGGGCAACAATCATATGCCCATGCCATTTCTTGTTCCCTACTGTATAGCTTCCGTATACTCCGACTAGTTCCATCAGGAACAGGAGCCAAGTCCATGTAGTTTCGCTCATTTTGAGGCCGGCGATTTAGGTTCCGTTGTCTGGACGTATGTATGAAACGGTGAACCGGTATGGGGGTCTAGTCTTGCCGAGATTCCCAGAGCCTTCAGGCATACGCTTTTTGCCTGTGTGGAGGATAGTTTCTTTCCGCCAGTTAGGGCGCTTATCGCTCCAAGGGCGTATTCCGAACCACTGCCTACCGCATAGTGTCCTGTTGAGTCATTGAGCCAGGAATAGTCACTGTCTATAACGTAGATAGTTGCATTGACTACTAGCAGGAGAGTTGAACCCTGTTCTGCTATGTGTTCCTTGTTCTCTTTGTTCTCTGGTGGAGAATAGCCATGAAGGTCAAAGCAGGCTCTCATTGCTGGTATAAATTTAACTGTAATAAACTGGTCGAGCTTCTTGCCTTTTGTACCTGCCGGCACTATAGGAGGAGCGAATGCGTGAGTTAAGAGATTAATTGCTCTTAGGTCTCCGGCTGTACCGATTAAGTATTTGCCGTTTGTTGCTATCTTTGAAGTCCCTGAACCCAGGCTAGTCATGTGATAAGCCGGTCCGTCATCGGAAAAGGAGGTAATACGTGTGTCTGCCGCAATAACGGCGTATCCTTCTCCTTGTATTCCTACTACGGTTGTCATTTTTTTAGTCGTTCTCTTCGTCTTCTATTTCGGCGATTCTTTCAAAGATTCTCAAGAGTGCCTCAAGGTCGCCCTTTTTCATCTCTTCGTACAGACCTTTGCCTTCTTCGGTCATGCTATACAACCACTGTCCGTCTTCGGCGATACCCGTGACTTCAATGATTCCCGCTTTACGCAAGCCCTCCATGTCCCTATATAGGTCTTCTGGAGTGTATGTCTCGTATTCTCCTGAATGTTCGTTGCTCATTCTGCGACGTACTCTTTGCCTCTAAAGATGCCTCGACCGTTGTATATCCACATTGGCTCGTAGTTGAACCATTCGTTACCCTGACCATAAGGCTGATAGGTAACAATGCCCAGTCCTTGTTGCCAGTTCTCGGCTCCTTGGAGTAGTGGTCTACCGAATTCATCCATTCCAGATTTCGTGGAAGGAACAGCGCCATCTACTCTGCAGAGACAACCAGGGCTGGCTGCCATGATGGTGCGTGGTCCTTGGTCTGTGCGATAAGTACGATAAGCCAGCTCGTTTCTGTGGATGTGTCCGTATATCACTGAAATTCGTTCGTTGTCCAGATACTTCTTGGTGGTTGAGTTGTTTGAAACAACCTTGTCACCGTGAACAATCATGAGGTTTGAGTTGATGTAGTGAGCTGATTCTGGGTATCCCGGAAGGTAGTCGACACCAAATTCGTCCATTCTGCACAAAAACGGAACAGACAGGACAGGCCAACCCTCACGGAGTTCGTCATTTGCTCTACCTCTGGTTATACCGAAAGACGCTTCTGCGTTAGTTTGTATATACCGAGCCATGCGGGCTTCATGGTTTCCTGCAATCCATGTGATTTTTGCTCTTGGTGCAGCCGCACGTATTTGAGCACAAAGCATGGTTGCCCTGTCTATGGATGCCTGAACCATCTGCTTGAAGGGTGCAGCTGTAAGATATTTACCAAATTCGGCGAAGTCCAAGTTGTCTCCAACCATAATGACCTGGTCTGGGTTCATCTCTTCAATGACTCCCAAGGCAACAGCTATTGCTGCTTCGTCATGAATTGGCTCCAGCTCAACAGAATCAAGGGATTTGCGATAGAAACCTATTTGTATATCAGGTACGATAACTGCCACTTCCCACTGTTTTGGTGGGTTCGATTTTGTCCTTGGCTTTTGTAGTTGTATTTTTGGCCCTTGTTCCATAAGGGGCCACTGCGGTCCGGAGTCCCAGCTAGGACTAAATTGAATCGCCTGGAGGTCATGGACGATTGCTTCGCCTGTATCTGGGTTCTTTGTGACCGACTGATACAGGGAGACCTTTTGAATAGAGCCAACCTCACTAGGGTCAATACCCTTTCTTTCGAGCATTGCAGCAATGTCATTTAGGGTCTTTTTACTGTTCTGCTCTTTGGCAAGACCTTTAAGGTTTGATTTTAGATTTTCTTTATCGACAGCCATTATTTTTTCTTTTCTTTTTTGTCAACTGAATTTAAACAACAAGCGCTGCTTCCAGAACCCTTAAAGCACTGGGTTCTCTTTTCCCCCAAGTATTCCCTACTCAGGTAGATTCCCTCTTCTTTTAATGCTCGTACCAAACCCATCGTGGAAGCGTTGCTGCTTAAGGCTTCTGTCAATACTTCGGAAGTTTCTTTATCTAAAGAATTAATAATCATTCCGAGCTTGCAGTCCCTTCCTGTACCAGTGGGGCTTTTCATTAATTTTTGGAGGCTATCACTGAGCATGGTTTCCCTTTATCTGCTATTGTCACTGTCGTGGTCATTTTTTTAAGTAGTGTTCTCAATTGCGGTCACACCGTTATCGCACACACTACACCATCAGACTACGCAGGTACAGGTATCTCATGAGGTCTCAGAAAATCAATGAAATAAAAAAGGCGCTTGAAGACGCGCTGTCCAAAGGGGAAGAAAGCGACGTTGCTATTGAAAAAGTGATGCAAGCTCTTGACACCAAGAAAATACTCCGCTATCACCAGGAACACGAGGTCAGTCTCTTGTCTACTTCGGGAAGAGTATTGATTTCAATCATGCAAGACCAGGAGATGACGATAAGGGCAATTTCGGTTTATCTTGATTTAAGTGAAACCATGATTGACAAAACTCTTAAAAGCCTTATAAATGCAGGGCTAATTACAAAGACAAAAGTCAATCGACAAAATGTCTATCGTTGTAATAAAAAATTAATAACAAACCAGCCTGATATACGTAACTTATTGTCTGCTATCACGGAAATAAATAAAGACAGCACGCGTCCTGAAGTTGCAGAAGAAGAAGTTTTCTAATACGATACTCAGCTAATGAGTCATGAAAAAGTTCTACTTAGTTATTCATCGAGGCAATACAAAGCACTCTCGTACGCGAAGATGAAAGGGGCTAAAGGATTTACGTCTCGCTCTTTGGCGGACTGCCTGGCAGGCCTTTTTAGACCCAATGAAAGAAACATAGAACTTTCTGGGAGAACTATTACCGAGCTTCTAACTAAGAAATTAATCGAACGAATTGGTTCATTGAAAGACGAAAACTTTAAAAGAATCGGTTTATACACAATTACCCCAGATGGCACGAGAGCCATGGTGGAGGCCGTCTCTGAGCACAGAATCAAGATGAGGCAAGAGATAGGCGCGAAGTTCACAATACTTGCTCAGGAACGACTTTCTGCTTCTTCTAACCTAGGTCTCCCAATGGACGACAAAGTCTTAGATGCTGAAGAGAAGGTACTTGATGAAATCTATGCAAGATTCATAGAGAGAAACAGAGTCAAGAATATTGCCTCAACAAAAAGAAAAAAGAATAAACCTATTCCAGTTCTTCCATTGAGTTAGAAATCATCCACGCGCTAAAGATGTCATCAGTCAATGGCATAAACCAAACTTGGCAGGAATCAAAATTGTTGATATCCCCTACAGTTGTCCATGATATTTCAATGAACTCAGCAGGAGGACATATGCCTCCATTGCACTCCATCCCAAAACGGTCTATAAACCAGGTCACCACACAATCACCAGCCATGTTTTTACATGGAGAACTGTCTTCGTGGGGACAAATCGTGGAAAGAACTTCTAGCTCAGCTTTGTTGATTCTTAGTTCAATCTTGTGGCCATCGTTGTGCCACACCTGTTGAAGCTCTTCGTGTCTACTCATGGTAAGTCAATTCGGATAAATTTGAAAAAATCACCGCATCCCTTTACGGTCGGCAAGGCCTAAACCCAATTTACCATTCTTCCTTACACTGAGGCAGAAGTATCTTTGATAGCCGTTCTTTTCTTAATAACGTTCTGCTCATGGTTGTCAATCTCTTCTTCGGTGACAGCCGAGCCTTTTTTGTCGAAACGAGAAAAGACAGCATTTATTTCTTTTGCTGTCAGTTTGCCGTCATCAAGGAAGGCACGCGAGAGTCCCTCGACAACGGTAGCTACGCCGGCGATGCCAGCCATAAATATTGATTTCCAGACAGGTACTCCGGCAATTGTTCCGGCACCAATTACTCCAAGACCAGATGCAGCAAAGGTAGCAAAAATGCGCATTATGATATTTAGAAATAATTCTTTTTTCATTTTCTCTCCATTTAGAGCCAATCCCCTGGCCCATGTTTTTAGGTATTGCTTTTATGACGAAAAAGCACATCCTTTTGAACAATAATTTTTTTCGTTTTTTATGCGAATCATTCCTCTAGTTGTTGACTTGCCGCATTTGGCACAGATAGAAGAGGAACCTTTAGAACCAAGAAACAGAACTTGAGTGCCGTATATGGCTGGGTCCTGAACTATTTGCTTGATTTGTCCTGCTACTGGTTTGGCGGGTTTTTTGGGAGCCATTATATTTCACTATCTCTATTGCTGATTTTTACAGCCTCAATCCACACGACAGCGAGCAAAGAAGCCAAAGCCACCGCGCCAACAATCAGTAGTCCGGCAAAAAAAGAAACAGTACGCATTACACGTTCCCTTTTACATGGTCACGAATATGTTGGTCAAGCTTTACTTCGTTACGAACAACGGTCTCTTCAACACGGTCGATTGACCTTCCAAGACTTTTGCCAATAATGTCAAGCTTTTCTGAAACAACTCCATGGTCAGATTTGTTTTCGCGTCGTCCTTTTTCAACAAGGGCAACTAGTACGGCACCGACTACCGTGATGAGAGCAACTGTAATTGCTTCCATTGCAAATCATGCACCAGGCTTTGGAAGGGCGCGCCACGCTGCTTCAAACTTTGCTGCGTCTTTTGCCATTTCTGGTGAAAGTTCTAAATGCAACCACTTACCGCCGAAACTTCCAGCGTTATCTTTTTCGTTATAAATTTTTACCCCAGCCTCGCCCTCACCGCGAGAGCACCTGAAGCCTCTTCCATAGCCGGGCTTTCCATCTTTTGCATTGGCATCAAATGCGTAGTCGTGGATTTCTTCAATACCAAGTTCTTTGGTGTACTTGAGAAGCCAGTTGTACATTTCAAGACCAACTTTGCGGTCTGTGTAGCCAACGTCACATGCGGCTCCAGTTGCGTGAACGCTCAGGAACTTCTCCATACCTGGGTCGCCAATCTTCTTGCCAACAGTGTGAGAGTTGCGCATCAATCTGGGGGAATAAATCCCCAAATTCGTGGCTTTCCATCTTTTCCCACAGAGTTCAACGAGTTTTAGGGTGCCCTCTTGGGCTTTTTTTCCATCAAAACTTGGGTAATAGGAATACTTTCTTGGCATGTGCCCTCCGTATAATTTGCGAACTCAACAATTTTACACTTTAATCTTCTTTTTTTAATGCAAGACCTATGCCATAAACGAACAAAGATATTCCAGATATCCATAGTCCCCACTTTTGAGTGTCTCCACTTAACGTAATCAAGACAAGACCTGTACCACCTATGGTCCAAGCAAGGTCGCTTACGCCGTCCTTAAAGTTTTTAAACATTATTTTCTCCTAGTTGTTGGCGGTACAGAAAACAAAACAGCAGTCCCAATACCAATTATGACACGACGACCGCTAACAGGAATCGAAGAACCAAGAGGCACATAGGTGTCAACTGGTCCCTCGAATATATTGATTTCGGCTTCGAATGATTCTTTTACTTCGACAGGTGCGTCCTGGACCGCATTGACAAGTTGTTCTGCGTCTTCGGGCGTGACGTTAGTTATTTCAACCGCATCAAAGATTTCTGCTGCCTGGTCTCCGTCAACGCTCTGCAAGACCTTTTCGCTGGTGGCAAGGTCGACTGCTTGGTCTTCCGTAACTCCGTTTTCAATAACTGAATCAACTGCAGCCGCAACCTGTTCTTCGGTAACGGTTTCTGATTCCAAGACATTAACCAGTTCTTCAAACTGCTCACCAGTAAGTGGCTCGTCTAAAACAGCATCAATGATTGCGTCAAACTTCTCATCAGTAATTGGTTCGTCAAAGACGGCAGTAAGAGCTTCGGTGAATTGTTCCGTAGTAAGTGGCTCGTCAAACACTGCCTGCACTGCAGCGTCAAACTGCTCGTCACTAAGAGACTTTGTGTCTTCAAAGACGGCTTCTACTGCGTCTTCAAACTGAGCATTAGACAATGGACCGTCAAATACGGCCACAACCGCGTCTTCAAACTGTGCGTCGGACAGTTGAGTTGGGTCTTCAAATACGGCATCTACGGCAGCGGCAAAGTTCTCGTTAGACATAGGTCCATCAAACACCGATTCAATTACGGTAGCAAACTGAGTATCTGAAAGTTCTTGGTCAAGAAGTGAGTTAACAACAGCGGTTAGTTGTTCTGGTGTTCCGGCATCTGCAACCAAATCGTCAACTGCATTTGCAAGTCCTGCATCAGACATAGGGCCGTCAAAAATATCCGCAACTGCAGCATCAGCTGCATCTTGGGTATCTGCTGGAACAACTATCGCCGGTTCATCCGTTTGTGTTGTTGTCTCTTGTTCTGGGGCATATTGTGGTACCGAGGCGG